AATATAATACTGTATCGTCTAGTAATCAGGGATATGGTTTAACAGCTGCTATTGATGTTTATACGAATTATTTTGCTGTATTTAATTATATTACTTCTTCATATTCTCAAGTAGCAGTAGGTAGTGCTGCTCGAATTAGTGAATTAATAGATATAAATGGTACTAGATATACTTTAGGAGAAAATAGATATATTAGCGAAGTAAGTAACACATTTAGTGCAGGATCAGATGTACTTTTATATTACATTAATGATAGTAGCTCTTTATCTACCCCTAAAACTGTTACTTGTTTAGATGCAGGAAACAATTATGCAACTATTATTTCTAGTTTAGTTTCTGGTTCAATAGATGGAGGAGTAACTATGGCTCAATACTATGGGTATATTACTACATCAACTTTATCTAGTGGTAGTAATAAAGTACGTATAGAAATAACAGGATCATCTACTGCTACACGAACAGAATATTTTAAACCAGTACCTACTACTACAGAACTTAAAACATATATGATAAATGGAGGTAGTGGAGAAGTAGAACTACCAGTAAATTGGTTATATCCTTTTTTAACTAGTTCTTTTAGTGGATCTCTTATTACTGATATAGAAATTTATAACCAAAGTAATTATCCACCTCCAAGTGGTGTTAGTGGAAGTTCATTAACAGATAATACTACACAAACTAGAATATATCCCTTAGAAAAAAGTTCTTCAATTTCAACAGCCAACATATATTCAACAGTAGAACCAGGAGATTTTATATTATTAGGAACAGAAATAGGAATATTATCATCTAACCCAACAAATACGCCATCATTTAAATGGAATCCAGGAGTTTCAGGTAGTATAGGTTATAGAATAATGTCTAGTTCATTTAGTGGATTACAATCAGGTTCATTATTTGTAGATAGAATAATACCTACTAATACTATACCAACATTTGATAAACAATGCTGGTTAATATATAGAAGAATACCTAACGATACTATAGTACTATTACCTGTAGGACTAGACAATACACATTCGGGGCTAATAATTCCTAAGAATTTTAATCCTGCGTATAATCCTTTGGAGATTGCTAGAAAAGCTGGTATATTATAACAAGAATTAAAACAACATATATTTATAATAGTAATAAAATACTAAAACATGGCAATATTAAACCCTTCTACTGTAACAGTAGACGCTATTCTAACCACTAAAGGACGCCAATTATTAGCGCGTAACGATGGTTCGTTTCAAATCACACAATTTGCATTAGCTGATGATGAAATTGATTATACATTATATAATCCTAATCACCCATCAGGATCAGCATATTATGGACAAGCTATTGAAGCTATGCCAGTAATTGAAGCATTCCCTGAAGACACACAAACAATGCGTTATAAGTTAATTACTTTACCTCGTGGTACAGCTAAATTACCTATTATCAATGTTGGATACAATAGTATCATTATTAAACAAGGTGCATCATTAACCATTACTCCACAAACATTAAATTACTTAGGTGCTTTAAGTAGCTTTGAAAGTAACGGATATATCGTGGTAGTAGCAGATGGTAGATTATTATCATCATTCCAAGGCACAGGTATCACAACAACTGCCCCTGGCATTACTGGTTTAAATACAACATCAGGAACGATATTATCAGCAACACAAGTAGGTACATCATTCTCTATTACTGGTACAACAGTTAATACATTATATGGTACTACATTAACATCAATCACAACAACATTAACAGTAATTGGTAGAGATAGTGGTGCAAGAATTACTATTCCTCTTACTATAACTAAAATTTAAATTTAAAAATTAACTATACAATATGTCATTTGTAAGATATAACCCAGAAGATTCAGTAATCAGTTCAGAAACAGTAGTTAGAGGACTATTCAGTGGAGATACAGGTTCATTATTAACATTTTTTACTGCTAGTGGATACACTGAGTATTATTTAGATGCATATAATGCTAACCCTTCAACTAACGCTTCAGCATCAGTACAATTTACTGTTCAATACGGTAACCTATATGGTTCAGGATCTGCACTTTTAAATTCTCAAGTAACAGGTGCTTCACCAAGTCGTATTGTTTACGGACAATACAGAAACTTAGTATACGGTACTGAAACTACTAACTTTAGCTTTGATGGTGGTACTACAACTGCTAATGATATATATGTTATTAATTTTTCTAGAGCTCGCTATAAAGAATCATTATTACCTGGTTCATTAAATATAGGTTTAAGAACGGGTAGTGCTCAACTATATTTAACAGACGATAGTAACGTATCTAATACTACTAATTTTATTGGGGAAAATAGATATTACAACATTATTAGTGGTAGTAATGGATCAGCTTATACTGGTAGTGCTGCTACAATATATTATGGTATGTTTTTACCTGATATTAACGTTGTTATTTTAAAAGCAAGTGGTTCTAATTCGATTAGTTCATATACTGCTCCTATAACATCATCATTTGCTGCTAATTATAATGCTTTCAAATTATTCAATTCAGTATCATCTTCTGGAATTGCAGGTATTCCTTTAACAGTTCAATCATCAGAAACAGTATCTTCACGTTATTTCTTTACACGTGTTAAAAATGGTGATTTTAACTATACTACTAATCCATCTATTATAGATGCAAATGGTAATATATTATATACAACATTAATTAATAATCCACAAACCTACGTTACAACTGTAGGATTATACAACGATAATAACGATTTGTTAGCTGTTGCTAAATTAAGTAAACCATTAGTTAAAGATTTTACTAAAGAAGCTCTTATTAGAGTTAAGTTAGATTACTAAAATATGCATGAGCTCATACAAACCACTTTACACATCGGATGTTACTGTAGTACCGTACACTGCAAATAAGCAGTGGAATTTCTCATATAGTGTTACCCCAAATGACGGGTATATTGCTTATTATGTAGGTACTAATACCCCGTTTGTAGCTAGTGGAACCACAACTACAAATGGAGAATATGAATCTTCTATCTATGCATTAGCTAATCAGTTATATTATCAATCATATACTGCTTCTCTTAATACAGGATCATTAGCTAGTTCTATATATTATGAATCAGCATCATCTCAAAGACCAACATCATCTTATTTTATCTTTGATTCTAACCCAGATTTCGTAAAAGCATTTCCATCAGGTTCTAATGAACAAATTGGAATATTAAGTGTTAGTAACAATATCTTTGGAGATAAAATACTTCCATATAGTTTTAAAATGTCTTCATCTATACATTATATTGTAGATGATGGTAAAGGCAATTTATATAATGTAACAAATTTATCAGGATCATACGTTAGCGCTAGTTACGTTAGTGGTAGTTATTTCCTAGAGCAATCTGGAAGTGAATCACTATTTGCAGGGAATATATTTTATTCTCAAGGCATAGTTGTTATAACTAACCAAAACTATGCTACTGACTTCTATAACCCAGCTAATCCATTTACCGTATCATTTCAAAATAATTATACTATTTATGAAAATGAAGTAAGATGCGTTGTAAAGGAAAGCGAATTTAATTTAAGCTATAACCCCACACTACAAACAGGAAGTATAACTAATGTTAATGTTTCTGGTTCAAATTTCTATATTAATAATGGTACTCTAAAAAACTTCGCTACCAGTTCTGATTTTTCGCCTTATGCAACAGCATTAGGATTATACAACGACAATGATGAATTATTAGCTGTAGCTAAATTTGGAAAACCACTATTACTGTCTCCAAATACAGATATGACGTTTGTAGTTAAATACGATTTATAAATGGTAACACTTCCTACTTGGACGTACAATACTACGCCCATCACTAATCTCAACGATTTTCCTAAAGATACATTCGGATTTATTTATATTGTTAAAAATAACGATACTAATAAATCTTATATAGGTAAAAAAGTATTATATCACAACAAAAAAGTAAAATTAGGTAAAAAAGAAATAGCCGAATTAACTGGTGTTGGTCGTAAGCCAACTACTAAAATAGTAACTAAAGAATCTGATTGGTTAAATTACTATGGCTCTAATAAAGAAGTAATGCAATTAATTAAGGAAGGTAAACAAGCATCGTTTACTCGTACTATAATTAAATTCGCACCTAACAAGAAGCTATTAACATATTACGAAACACAAGCCCTATTTACTTATAAAGTATTAGAACACCCAGAATTATTCTATAATAGAGATATTTTAGGAAAATTTCACACTACTGATTTCATTTAATATACTAGGTAAGTTCTTTATATATTTATTATCATGATAGGAATATATAAAATAACAAATCCAAATGGTAAAATATATATAGGTCAATCTATAGATATCTATAGACGCTTTAAAGAATATAATAAATTATATTGCTCTCAATCTAAAAAATTATATAATTCATTAAATAAATATGGTTTTGATAATCATGTTTTTGAAATAATAGAAGAATGTTTAGTAAAGGATTTAAATATTAAAGAAGAACAGTATATTTTATATTATAATAGCCATATTATTGGTTTAAATATAAAACTAGCCTCAAAACCAGCATGGACTGGTAAAAAACGTCCAGAGCATAGTAAATTTTTAAAAGAGAATGGATGTGGTTTATCATATGAACGAACTCAAGCTCATAAGGATTATCTAAAAAATATATTAAGTGGTAGAAAATTATCACAAGAAACATGTAATAAAATATCCCAAAATAAAACAGGAAAAGGACTTAAACCTATTATTTGTGATACATTATTTGGAATAGAATTTTCATCTATAAAAGAAGCTAGTGAATTATTAGGTTTAAATAAAGGAAATATATGTGACGTTTTAAAAGGCAATAAAATTCATATTAAAGGTTTTGTTTTTAAATATAAAGTTTGATAGGCTAAAAAATCTTAGTATATTCAATCTAATGGAAAATCAAGGTTTACTAATATTACTAGAATCCGTAATAGGTAAGGGACAAAATACTAGCAAAGGTAATGTGTCCTTTTTCTGTCCCTTTTGCCATCATCAAAAACGCAAGCTAGAAATACAGCTAGAGACTAATGAAAAGAGTGAAAATCCATGGCACTGCTGGACATGTCCACCTGAAAATAATACTAAGGGTAAAACAATAGCATCTCTACTTAAAAAAATACAAGCGTCTCCTGATAAATTAAGAGAATTAAAATTAATTATTAAACCAGGACACACAGCAACTCGCGTTGAAAAAACAATAGATTTACCTAAAGAATACATTTCGTTAAACGATATAGAATCGTTGGATAAACTTACGAAAATCAACGCTAAACATGCGATTAAATACATTAAATCTAGAGGTTTAACGGAGGACGACATCTTAAAGTACAACATTGGATTCTGCGTTGAAGGCAAATATGAAAAACGAGTTATAATACCATCATACGACAATAACGGTATGCTGAATTATTTCATTGCTCGTGACTACACTGACACATTATCTAGAAAATATGATAACCCACCAGTAACAGTTAAAAATATAATTGGTATGGAACTACTCATAAATTGGAGTGCTCCTATTATATTGGTTGAAGGTATATTTGATTTTCTAACTGTTAAACGTAATTGTATTCCTCTATTCGGTAAAGTAATTCACGATAAACTAATGGAAAAATTAGTATCGTCTGATGTTACACGAATATACATTGCTTTGGATAAAGATGCTATTAAGGATTCATTAAAACATTGTGAACGACTAATGGCATTTGGTAAGGAAGTATACATGGTAGAATTAGATGGTAAAGATGCTAATACAATAGGATTTGAAAATTTCCTTAATGTGTTAGAAGAAACACCACCACTTACATTTCAAAGCTTATTAATGAAAAAATTAAACAACATATGATAGATAAAAATTTTAATATAATCAAAGATCCTAAGATTAAACGTATCGTTCAATATAGTGAGGACAACAAACAAGTAACAATATTAGACCAACGCTTCTATAGACGCAATGAGAAATATTACCCTTCAGTATCTAGTATTTTAAACTATTTCCCTAAAAACCAATTTTTCCATTCTTGGTTGAAGGATGTAGGACATAATAGCGATATTATTGCTTCTAAAGCTGCTGCTGAAGGTACACAAGTACACAACGCTGCAGAAAAATTCCTAAATGGTGAAGAAATAGTATGGATTGAAGAAAATGGTTTTGTAAACTATAATTTAGATGTTTGGAAAATGATTTTAAAATTCACTGAGTTTTGGAACCGTGAAAAACCAGAGTTAGTAGCAGCCGAATACCATTTATTTTCAGATAAACATGAATATGCTGGTACAGCCGATTTAATTGTTAGATTAAGAGGTAAATTGTGGTTATTAGATATTAAAACATCTAACTCATTACACACTAGCTATGATTTACAATTATCAGCATACGCTAAAGCATGGAATGAAACCCATGACGAACCAATTACAGATATTGGTATTATTTGGTTAAAAGCATCTACTCGTGGTGAAGATAAGAAAGGTGAAAAAATTCAAGGCGCCGGATGGCAGTTAAGAGTAATAGAAGATATTGAAAAGAATTTTGATATGTTTACCAAAATATACGACATATACAAATTAGAAAACCCAGACAGCAAACCATATAGCGAATTACTACCTACATCTGTTAAATTAGCATAAATTTCAATATTTATACATACAATATTGAACTATGGAAAACAATGTATTTACTAAACAATGGTGGGCTGAGTCTCTTCAATTAGCTGAAACAACACCAGTTGGTTTTGAAGATGATGATAATTACAAATATATAAGTAACCAATTAAGCGTTATAAACAAAGCAGCTGATTATTTTAATGTTCCCATTGGTGACCTAGAGTACGCGTTTACAGCGGCTCAAAATGTGGTTTTAATGGACGATGTTTGGGCAATATTAGAAAATACAAATTCATATAACATAGAAAGCATTGGGCAAGTAATATTGTATGCTCAACAACATAACATAGATATAAAACCATATCTAGAGGCTATTAGAAACGCAGAACTATTACCACCACCATTAATTTTACGATACGCGGCAGATAAATACTATTTAGTAGCAGGCGAATTAATATTATCATTATACAGAGCATTAGATCAAAATCCAGAGGTACTTCAAGCTACATTAAGTTTAAATATTAATGAAGAACAAGAACCTGAACTAAAATCTGAAGTTAATTTAGTAGATAAATTCATACAATACTGTATGGATGAACTTAAATTAGCTGAAAAACCACAAATCACATTTTCAGGAGATACAGACGAAACTAAAGATAAATGTTCGTTTGGGTATTTTGTACCTAGTGAGAATATAATTTGGGTATATAGTAAAGATAGAAATATGGCTGATATATTCCGTACATTAGCGCATGAATTAGTTCATCGCAAACAAGATGAGGATGGCCGTATTGATTATGAAAGTGGCGATACTGGTAGTGAAATTGAAAATGAAGCAAACGCTATGGCTGGTGTTTTATTACGTAATTTTGGAAAAGAACACAATAACATATACGACACTCCTATCACACAATATATTACATTAGAAACACAACAAAAATAAAGTTATGAATAATGATTCGGTTTTAAAAAAAGAATTCAAAGAGCGTGACGTACAACGTTTACGTAATATAGTATCTAAAAATTATTCGGATAGAACCCTTACTCAAGTAGGTTATACTAAAGAACAAGTAGAACGTAAAGAGGGTGATGTTTGGGAAGAAAATGGCAAAAATTGGACCATTAAAAATGGTATCAAAATGACCATAACTAAATTAGATCTAGTTAAAAAAACATTACAGATGCCATTAGTATGTCCTAAATGTAAAAAGGCAATGAATAAAGGCAATTTAGATAAACAAATGTACGCAGTACACCATATCTGTTCGGATTGTGTTTTTGAACATGAAAC